GAAGCTCTCCGGGAAATTGCCTACGCGTTGCAAGCGTCAAGCTTTTAGGATGGCAGTACTATAGCCTAAAGGCTCTGATTCCAGTCGACAGAGTCTCCCGGAATTCAGTAGGTGTATAACCACGCTTCGCGCGGTTGCCAGAAGTTACTCCAAGCAACAAAACCCGACGCGTATCACTACGAGCCGGGTAATAAAACATAAAGAAGTAAGGAATTAACGACGAGTACTGATAACTTTATGAGGCAAGAAATTGCCTATAGTATTACCAACACTGGTGCCATATTCAACCCATTTATCAGCGTCAAAATACTTATACCTTTTCTTTTCATTCCTAGAACGATACCATTCCTCAATATTCCTGCTCCGAGCATTATCTTGAGAAAGACCAAGACGAAGTTCTTCATTATGAAAAGCCGCGGAAGATTGATTAACCGCAATATTGGCAGCAATTTGAGACTCAGAAATACGAGAAGCAACTTTATTAGAAATATTTTGACCACGAGCGCGAGCAGCTGCCAAAGCTTCTTCAGCTATAGCTTTTTTAGCTTCAGCATAAGAAAGGTATCCGGCAGACATGCGCTGGTAGTAATCCGCAGCCTTGACATTTAAATCAAGCTGTTGTTGTTGGTCAAGATACTTATTTAAAATGCCTTTAGCCTCATTATCGAGAAGCATACCAGAACGCTGAGCACGCATAATAAGACCTGTCATTGCCATATTATCAACTTCTTGTTGCTCCTTGGCATAACCAAGCTGAGCACGAGCTAAGCCAGTAGACTTCAAATAATTACGAGTTTCATCTGTAAGCTTTCCCCAATCAATGTTAGAAAGAGTTTCCATTGCCTTAGCATCAGCAAGCTGTCTGGCACCTTGCAATTGTGACTTTTCAGATTGAATCAACTCGTATTGGAAAATGTTGCCAATAGAAGAACCTATACCAGAATAATCAGCCTGGAAAGGTTGCATGACAGCAGAACCAGCAGAAGAAGCAGTAGCACCAGTACCAGCAGACTGAGCAACACCAGCAGAACCGCCGTTCATCATCAGATAAGGATTTAAACCAGCTTCTTCGAGACGTTGACGTTGGGCAGAAGCAGTGTTATAAGCATTTTCCTTATTCCACATATTTTCCTGCCAATTACGCTGCTGTATCGCCATACGTTCGTTAAACTGGTTATTCATATGATTTATCTTATAATTCATCTGGTTGGTCTCCCGAACATTCTGTCTATTCTGTGAATTCCCAATCAAAGAAGAACCAAAACCAAGGAGACCACCAGCAATTGAACCAAGAAGTCCCATTATTCAGAGGAAACAGAATCAGCGGAAGCAGCAGCCGCCTTTTCTGCTTCTTGTTTAGCATTTTCAATATCAATCAATTCTTGTGCTTGAGACTCAAGATTTTCAGCATAAGCCGACAATTCCTTAGACCAGGCAATAATCTCAGAAGGAGACTGAATATGTCGAGAACGAACCGTTGCCAAAAGGTCATCATCAGACATTTTATCCATAATCTGCTGAATCTGAGAAGCAGATTGTTTACTTTGTCCGAACTTGGAAGCAACGGCAAGGCCAGCACGAGAAGCCAAGTCCTTAGTATGAAGAATTAGACGAACATCAGAAGTATAACGCACCGGACGAGTTTCATCCGTTTCATCAATTTCAACACGAAGTTCCTCTGTAGAATCAAACTCGGGAGCAACTGCAAAAGCATCCGGTTCAACATTGGGAATAAGTCCAGAACCTTGTTCCAAACTATTCATAAAATTAAACTTTCCTATCATAATTAAAACAAAATTTAGTAAGGCACACCATCGCGAGACAAATTACGGGCAACATAGCAACCGATATAAGAATTAACCAATAACTGATCAGTGTCCCAGGTAGAATCCGCATTGACGCCAAAAATCGGGTCAAGAACAGAAGGGTTGACCTTGAAGAACTTATAATTCAAGACAACCTTATTATTTTGGTTAACATCACCCTCTTGATAGCCAAAGCCGAACCATCCGGAAAGGAGAGATTCAGTAACAGGAGAAACCCAAGACTTAAGGGTAGTGGTAAACGCGCCATTAATGACATCAAGCTTTGTTTTCCAATTGAAATAACGGGGATTATATCCGGCATTAAACAGATTGACAACAGAAGCTTTGGGAGAATTGAAAATCTGCGTCATAGGAAGAACTTCCATGCCAATATTATCAAACTCCGGAATCGGGAGAGATTCAGCATCAGTAACAAGCAATTGACCGTCTTGTCCAGTAATCGTATAGTCAAGCAAAGGAACAGCATGATAGATACACATAACAACACAGTGTTCGTCAGTCGTATAAGTAAACGAACCATTACCAGCACCAACACCCTTACCAGCAATAACAGCAGTATCACCTTCAGCAGCAAGGTTATTATTTACAACCTCACTAATATCAAGATTACGGGAAATACCACCGATATAGGTACACATATTAGAGAGAGCTTGAGGTAAGTTCACACCAAAATGTTTACGAATCTGCTCGCGATAATCCGAATCACCGGACTGACTAATTTCCTTCCAACGTTGAAGAGCCTCGGCTTGACGAAGGGCAAGAACTGTAAACTGAGACTTAAAAGAATCCAATTCAACACGTAAAGAAGAGCCTACAGGCAAAACATTCGAAGAAGAAGCATCAATAGCAAAAAGAGGAACAGGAGCAGTATTAGAGGAAACAGCAGAAGCAACCAAAAGTTTAGAATTAAGGGTAGTACCATTACCTAACAAAACATGTGCATCTCCAGAACCATCAACATTAATCACAGAAACATCACCAAACTGGGAATTCGGAAGAACACCCATCAACATATCCTTGTTCCAATTACAATATTTGAGGTCAAACATTGTATCGGATTTCCAATAGGCAGAATCAAAGCCAGGAAGATCAGAAACCAACAAAGGAGAAACACCTGAATAATAATCCACATTATAGGAAGAAGGATTACTTCTTTCCCACTGAGACCAACGGAAAAAATCTTGATAAATCTTTTGATAAGCCAAAAGAGGGAAAAGGTTCACATAATTATTCTGTATATACTGCTGAGTATAAGAAGAAGAAGAATTGAACGCTAAAGAAGTAGACCACCAACGACCGGAAGACTGAGGGGCTGTCTGAATAAAGTTTCCATAACCAAGATAACTAAGTAATTTATAAGCCAAATCAGAACGATTAAACCCAAAAAGATTAGCACGACCATCAGAACTGGGAGTCCAAGTGTTATTATTCAAACAAGGCAAGAAAGAGCCAAGCACAGAAAGAGGCAGAGACGGTAAATAAGTTCCAAGCGACAAATTTTCAGTCAAAGACGAGGCTTGGATCTGGTTAACATCCTGCATTTGAGTTAACACAGAAGGAGCGGACTTCCAAAGAAGACGCAACGGAACAGCATAAAAGTCAAAGTATTCACGCAAACGGGTATAAGCAGAAGTTTCAACGGGCTGAGTACGGGTAAAATACTCAACGTTAAAACTATACTTGTCACCGGGCATGGAAATATCCCAATAAACAGGAAGAAGCTCACCAACTTTTGCAGTAAATGCATTTTTACGTCCAATATCAAATCCAGAACGGTGAGGATGATTCTGAAGATTGGACATACCAGTGTAAGAAGCCATAAAAAAAATAATTTAATGAAACATATTAATCACGGTAAGAATAAATACCCGAAAGATCATTCATCCTCTTGTGTTTAACCTTATCTCTGCATTTAATCAATGCAACGGAAGCCAAACGACGAACAAGAGGAAGTTTTTGATAATCGGGCTCCTTTTCCTTACCATAGTCAATCCTATTATAACGAAATGAATAGTTACGAAGCTCAAAATCAACCAAATCCTTATCTCCGGAATCTTCCAAAGTCTGATAAAAATCAACCAGACGATTATAGTCATACCGATTCCAAAAGGATACTATTGATTCGGAGAGGATTCGAAAAGTTCTGTCTCGACACGCAAAGCAGCCGGCATATCGTTCGGACTCGGGATAGAAGTTTGCTCCGAGCTCATCATAATATATCCGAAAGAATTTAGATATCGAGAGAAAGAATCGATAGCAGCGGGATAAACGAAAATCCGGGTCCAAATTAACACCATCATAGAGACGACATTCAGTAAGAACAAGAACATCACTATGCGGTAAGTCTTCCTTTGGTACAAGCAAATTTCTTGAAGAATATTCCTTTCCATAATTATCTATATAATTTAAATACTGTTTACAAAAAAACAATAGACTCTGTTTAGACAGAGGATTAGGGTTAAAAGGATCAAGACTTAAATCAGAACATCCGCTACGAATGACTCGTTCGGGCGCTGTAAACGCAGCAGATAATAGCTGATAAACGTCCGATGGAGATTTACGAACAGAGTCTGAAAATCGGGGGAATAATCGAAGGATATACGGCCACGAAGGCTTAAGAATCCGAAAGTAGCCATTCCGTTCAACGCGTACTCCATTAAGACACTTATCGGCAACTTCATCAATGTCGGCAATTCGGACCTTTCGAGGAAAGAGATTTGACTCTGTAAATCCAATGGAGTGGAAGGATTTTGGTCGTAATAATCTTGGCATCTCCGTATAAAAAGAGGGTAAAGCGACAAAACTATTAACATACGACGCAACATACGGAGCTGCGAATCCTCGCGAGAGTGACGCATCACAACGGCCATAAGACCAAGCCTTAGATACATTTTCAAGAACAGTTTGCGAGAATCGATCGGAATTGGAAAACAATAACAAATGCCAATGCGGGCGGTAACTTGTTGGCCCATATTCTGATACAGCGTAGTAACGTAATTTTTCATCTGGGTAATAACTTCTTAAACGTTTTAAAAATAAATCAAGATCACGATTACATATATAAGGAATTCTGTTAGGAACATTATGCTTAACCTTACCAAGAATAGACAATAAATCTCTGGAAGTCATAGGATAAGAAAACTTTACATCGGGGTCTTTAAATGTACGCTCGACAGTAGAGTTCTTTAACTTGACAGAAGCGGAACGAGGAACGCTGCGAAAACCAAACAGATAAGTGTTAGGGTCACCAGGGTCCAAATCATTAATATCGGGAACAACGGAAACATCCGCGATATCATCCGAACAAGTCTCAACAACCGAAACTTCCAAAGTAGGAAGGAAACAAGGAGCATAAGTAAGAGTAATAAAATATACATAACGAAATTGGGCAGAATAAGCAGTGAGAAGGTTAGTCTGAATACCAGAACGACGAAGAATACAGGACGGACAAGAACCACAAGAAACAACAACGGGCTCATGTGTATACTTATTAATAACCGTACGGGGATATTGACAACGAGTCACTAACTTATTTTGTAATTCCTTAGTAATCATTTTCTATCTGTAAAATCAAGTTCCATTTGGCGAGGATTACGGCCACGAGCAAAGGAAACATGAACAAAAGTACGATATTTTATAACTTGATCGAATTTAAAAGGAGAACCCTTTATCTTCGAAATAAAACCATCAACGGAAAGGTCGACAGGTTTTAGATCAATGGCATCACCCGTCAAATGTTGAGATGTCTTAGAACCGTTACACGCCTCATTCTGAGATTCAGTACGAAAAGCGGAGGTAACGGTAAAATGAACATTATGACAAAGGAGCCATTCAACAAATTTCATCAATTCTGGATTCATGACCTACGAAAATATTTGAGCAATAGACGTAAGAAGACTAACAGCAGCTGCAATAATTGCAGACCAGATTTTAGATTTAGTTTCACTTTTCATCAGAAATTGCTTTAAAGGTTGAACAATGAGAGATGATGAGAACACAGTCCGGACCAAGAGTGGAAGAGACAAATGAAGAAATCTCATCAACCGGAACAAGAACGGTCTCGTTTTGATTAGGGTTTAACTTTGATTGAATAGAACACAGATAATACTTTTCCATAATGATAAAAATTAATTAAAATTAATAAAAAATTAAAATGTGAGACATATGAATTGTAATCACAGGGCAAATATAACGAAGAAAAAAGACATATGCAAATATATGATGTGATAATAACAAAATAAACAATAAGCTGGACGGGTAGACGGAGGTCTGTGAGTTTGCGTATATAAGACAAGGGGATACTGAAAGCGATGAGGTAAATCGCTTTTCCTCCGGACAAACTCATGTAGACTTCGTCAATAAATTTAGGGGTATAGCA